GTGTTCTGCATGATTTCGGCTCCTGCTACGGGGTATTGATCGGCGATGGCTGGCTGCTGCTGGCTCGCGGGGTTGGCGAACGGGCTCGGGTTGGTTGTGGTCATTTGCGCGGGACCTCCTCACGGTAGCCGGGGATCGCCATTTTGATCTCGTCGGCGAAGTTCTTCGGACGCCGGCGGATCGGCTCGCCGCGGCTGTCTACGTCCTCGTGGCGAGCGTACCACTGCACGGCGCCGGGGATCGCGACCTGCGTAACCTTGTCGCCAGCGACGCGACCCGCTTGCCCCTGCGAAATCTTCTGGATGTCCTTGGCGACCTGGAACACGGGTACGTCGAGGGCGAGCGCAGATAGCGCCGTCGCGACGCCTCCCGCCAGCGCACCCGCGAGCGCGGTGTTACCGCGCGACTTCCGCAGATCCTCGTCAGCGGCGTAGTGCGCGAGCGCCGCGGCTTGCAGCACGCCGATCATCGGCGAGTGCAGCCAGTGGTGGCCGACTTCAACGCCGTCTATTTTCAGGTCGCCTACGGGTATCTCCTTGTTCGGACCGTCCTTCATCGGGCGATAGAGGCCGCCGAGGTGTTCGTAACCGAGGTAGCCGAGCGCCATCAAGCCGAGCCCGACGGACTGCTTCTTGATGTTCCGCACGATGTAGTCGGCGTCGTCCGCGGTGATGCCGCCGGCGAGTTTCGCCGAGCGCGAGCGGCTGGCGGCTTTCGCACCGCCGGCGAGATACGACCCGACCTCCGCGATGTAGTTCGCCGGGATGCGGACGATCGGTGTCTCGAACCGCAGCATGGTCGCGAACGCCGCGCCCCAGTCGCCCGACTTTTCCAGCATGCGAAGGCCGTTGTTGTACGCGTCCACGACCTTGTTGTTGCCCTGCAACTTCGCGGCCTGCGAATCGGCATAGGCGCGCGCCTCGATCGCCGTGCTGACCGTATCGGTCGCGAGCACGCGGTCGATTTCCTCGGGCGACCGGCCAGACTTTTCGAGCATGCGGCGCATGTTCGTTTCCTGGCGCGTCACCGAGCGATAGAACGCGTGCTGCTCGATCGGCGTTTTGATCATGTCGTGCGCGCGGCCCGGATATCCGAGGAACCAGTAATCGGGCGTGTGCGACTCGCCGTAGAGCGCCTGCCTATCACTGCTGCCCTTGACCAGCTTGTCGCGCATCGCCTTCAACGTCTCTTTCGAGAATGCGCCGCGGAGCGCGTCGGCCTGCGCGCGCACGTTGAATCCACCACCCTCGGTCGGTGCGAGGTCGGAAATCGCACGGTATCGCTTCGACGTGGCGTGCAGCGCGCCTCCGATCGCATCCTCCAGCGCCGTCGACACCGCGCGCCAGCCGGACGCCCCGAGCAGGTGCGCAAACACCGTCGGCGACGTCAGGATCGCATCGCGCATGATGCCCGTCGTGAGCTTCATGCCCTTGAACAGCGGCGTGCGACGGCTGTCGTCGAGCATCCGAATGTCGTGGTCAAGCTGCTGCTTCACGCGCTCGCGCTCGGCAAGCAACGCCATCGTCTCATCGGAGTACTGGTAGCGCGCGCGCTTCGGCTTCGCGTAGTCGCCGGACGCCATCCGGGATTTCAGGCGTTCAATGTCGCGTTCAAGCGCCGCACGCCGGGTGGCATTCTGCGGCGTACTCGCGAGCTTGCGCACCTCGTTGCGGGCGTTCGACAGCCGCGTTTGCGCCTCGGATAGCGTCAGGTGCTCCCCGATTTCCGCGTGCACGATGTCGGCGATTTCGTTCTTCCACGCGGGCGTCGCGTCGCCGATTGCTGCATGGATCGCATCCACGACCTGCCGGCGGTCCGTGACGCCGTTCGCGTAGCGGTTGCGCGCCATCTTGCGCACGAGGTCCTCGAACTCCGGGGTGGGCTTGCAGTCGGTCATGACGCGCACACCATGTGCTTCTCTTTCGGGATCTTGCGAATCTGCTCGGCGAGGCTATCGAACTCGGCTTGTGCGGCGCGCGACGTGCGTGGCTGGCTGGCGCGGATGGATTCGTCCACGCGCTGGTCGAGCTTTTCTAGGCGCTTCGTGCGGCCTTCAAGGCGCGTGCGTTCCGCCGGCGTCAGCGGTCCGCGCTTGGCGACCTTGGCGCGCACCAGCACTTCACCGGGCGCGTAGTCCTCGCGGGTCATCATGCGGCGTGAACCGAGACCTAGCGCCGTTTCGCCGCCGCCCTGACGCGCCGCACGGTCGGAGATTTCCAGCCGTTCGTCGATCGCGTCGAGACGGGTGCGAGCGGCCATTTCGGCCTTCGTGTCGCCGCCGGCCATCGCCTGTTCGATCTCGTGCGTCACGTCGCGACGCTCGGCGTTCAGGTGCGCGCGGTCGAGGATCAACGAGGCGTTCTCCTCGGCACTCAGGGGTCGCGGACGCTCGGCGACTTCACGCGCCAGGGTCTCGGCGTGCGTCGGGTCGGCGTCGAACTTCGTGCGCGCCTTGGCCCACATTTCTTCCCCGAAGGCGCGGCGCCCCTCGAAATCGAGTTCGGCGAGCCCACGTGCACGCCGTTCAGCGTTCACCACCGCGTTTTTCGTGCTCGTTACCTGGGTTTCCGGCTCCCCGCGAACTGGCTCATTGGCGCCGGATCGCTGCGCCCCGTCACCGGCGCTTGGCCGGGCTTGCGCTGGCTGTTGTAGGTCGCCGCTGCGATCCGCTTCGCTTCCTGCTCGGACTTCCCGCGGGACAGGAGGCTGTCCCGTATTGCTTCGTACTTCGCCGGCATTGGGTGCCTCCGGTGTCAGTTCTGCGTGTGCAAGGTCCAGCCGGGCGCGACTGGCGTTCACGCGGCCTTGCGCGAGCCGCGGCGGCACGTTGTCGCCGTGGGACAGGATCGTCCAGCCGGCGGGGTCGTCGCCGATGCCGCGCTGCACGATCACCTGACCGGGCCGCGCGTGCGCATCCACGGCGTCCACGCCCGTCAGCGGGATTACCTCGCCGTTTGCCTCGATCAGCATGCGGGACTGCCCGGCGGCACGCTCTTGGTCGCGACGGCTCTGCGCCTCGATGCTGGCGGCGCTCTCGCCGCTGGCATTGTTCTGGAACGGGTCGGTCGGCTGATCCACCACCGCCGGCGCGCGCTGGCGCTCGAACGCAGCGAGTTCCTCGGGCGTCGCATCGACCGTCGGCGTCTCCTGCTGCCCGAGTTTCGACCGGAACGCCTCTGGAACGTCCTCTGGCCGCAGCTCCGTGACTTCCATGGGCGCGGACGGTGCTGGAGCTACCTCGGCAGCCTCCGGCGCGCGTCGCGCTCCTGCGGCCTCCTGTGGCCTTGCAGAGGCTAGGATGTCGTCAGCGACTGCAGCGCCCTGCGCTTCCGGTCCGAAGTGCCCCGCGACCGCGGCGGCGCGCTCCCCGGCACGAACCTCGCCAGCCGGCCCGAGCGGGATCGCGGCGCCCGCGGCATGTCCCGCCATGGTGGACCAGAACTCAGCGCCGGGCGACTCGAACGTCATCGCATTCTCGTTGACGCCGACGTTTTCGTGGATGCCCTGTTCGGCTCGCTGTAGCGGCGTCTGGTTGCCGGTCATGCGCCCGTAGAGCGCGTTTGCGCCGGCGAGAATCGGGTTCGTCGCGAGCAGCGCGGACGGCGCGGCGGCCAAGATGTCCTCGCCGAACGTGCGAGCTGCGCCCTCGCCGAAGCCGATGCGGCGGCGTTCGTCGCCGGGTAGGTCCGCGTACGGCTCGAATGTCGTCGCGGCGCTGCCGATGTCGCTGACCGCCTGACCGACGCGCCCGACGGGATCGATTCCAGCGAATTGCGACATAGGGGCCATCGCCTGCATGGCACCGCCGTAGCCGTACGCGTCTCCGCCCGGAACGTCAGGGGTAAGCGATTCAACGCGCGACTGTGAGCCTGCGCGCACGCCGTCGAAGTTTACGCGGCTGTCGCTGCCAGAACGAACGTTGCGGAATGACGGTGGCGTGTCCCACTGGATACCGTCAGCCGCAGACGCAGCCGAGACCGGCGCAGCCTGTGCGGGCGCCTCGTCGTCCCATACGATGCCATCAGGCCCTGCCACCGAACCGCTCCGCCCACTGCTTGACGGCCTCGTCAGTCGCCGCTGCGGCCTGCTCCGGCGTCATCGACGGCTTGCCCCCGTTCTCCGTCTGCCGCGGATGGTGCGCAATGCCGAGGATCGACGCGTAGATCATCGTCCACGCGAGTTCGTCACTGCGCATAATCGACCGTCCCGTCCTCGTACTGCACCACGCGGCGCCCGTTCTTCGTGCCGGTGCGCACGACGCGACCGTGTGAGGCCGCCGGCTTGCCGCCAGAGAACTGGCCCATGGGCGCATTCGTTCCACCGCCGGCCTTCACGGAGGCGAAGGGGTCGGCTCCCATCGTGACCTGGTTCTCGTACAGCGTGTTCGCCCGGTCCGCGTCGGTCGGATTGCGAATTTCCGCAAGGTCCTTCCGGGTCGCGGCGCGCGCTGCGAAGTCCGCTTTCTGGTTCGCGGCCTTCTCCATCTGCTGCTCTTTCACGGATGGATCGACCTCGCCTCGCCGGTAGCGGTCGTACAGCGCGCGCTGCTCGGGGTCGGCGGTGGCGTAGTCCTTGAACGAGAACCCCGTTCCGCCTGCGCCACCACGCGCCGCAGCAGCTTCCATGCGAGCGGCGTTCACTTCTCCCTGCATGCGCAGTCGCTCCTGCGCCTGTTCGTTGCGCGCGTCGTTCTGGCGCTGCGTCTCGGTCAGGCGTTCGAAGTTGATATCCGGCGTCGACCCCGTGACCTTGAACGACCCTGCGCGCCCCGCGGCGATATCCTCGTCCGATGGCGGAATCCACTCACGGTTCTGAACGATCGGCTTTCCAGCGTCGTCCGTCGTGTGCATGGCGTCGGTTTTCGGTGGCGATAGCGCGGCGATGTACCGAGCCCGCGCACGCTCCTGCTGCTCCTGCGTCGCCTGCATCTTGGCGTAGCGCGCCTCCCACTGCTGCTCGTCCTGCGCGCGCTGCTGCTGCTGGCCGTATGCCGCGGCGCCACCTGCAAGCCCTGCCCAAATAGCCATATCAGCCGCCTCCGAACTGCCCCATGGGGGGCTGCTGCGCGTCAGGCGGTGGCGCCTGCTGCGGGTCCTGCGCCTGCTCGCCCTGGCCTTCGCCCTGCGTCATGCTGTCCAGCTGCTGCAACACGCGCCCCATGAAATCCTGCCGCGCGCCAGCATCGTCCATGCCCGGCATGCCCATCTGCTGCAACGTCGAGGCGAGCCAGCCGGCGATCACGAGGCATACGCGGTCGTGTTCGTCGTCGGTCAACGGGCCGAGCTTCGTCTCGATGCTGTCGACGGTCTTGCCGATCAGCATTGCGAGCGTCTGCGCCGGGTCTTTGCCGGCGCCGAGCAGCTGCTTGATCATCCCCGCCGTCTGCTCGTTTAGCAGGACGTGCTTCGCTGCGGCGAGGTACGTTTTCTCCTTCGCCGGGTATTCCTCGGGGATGTAGCCGATCATCTGCTCCGGGTTGCCGCCATCCGGCTGCGCGGGCGCGCCCTGATCCATTGGTGCGCCGCCATCATCCGGTGCCATCTGCTGTTCGTCGATCATCGCTGACCCCCTGCGAACTGGTTCATTGGCGGGACATTGCCGAGCATCGGCTGCCCTGTGCGCGGATCATAGATCGCTGCCTGCCCGTTTGCCTGTGTCGGCGCGAGGCCGGACGTATCGAGGTGCGTCGGTGCCGGCGGCGTGCCATAGCTACCGTCCGCGGTCAGCACGTTGGCCGGCGCAGCGTCGCGGAATCCGCCGATCGCGTTTTCCTTGTAGTTCAGGTCGAACTGCTTGTCTTGCTGCGCCCAGGCACGCGATTGCTCGTCCAGCCACTTTTGCTGCTCGAATTGCAAGTTCGACAGGTCGCGCGCATCCTCGTACTTCACGGCGTTCTGCTGTTTCTGCGCATTCTGCTGCGAGCGCGACGATGCGTAGGCGCCGATGGCCGCGACGGCGATGCCGATCCAACCCTGTTGATAGCGCGGTCCCCGGAATGGCTTCATGGCTGGTTATCTCCCGGCTGCGCGGCGTACTCGGGGAACAGGGTATTCAGCATCGAATCGATGTTGGACGTGTACGTGTTGAACATGCCCATCGCGGCGCCGGGATCGCGCCAGTAGGACGGGTCCGAAAAAATCGTCTGCAACAACGCGTTGAACGTCTGCGAGCGCTGATTCGCCCGAGCGGCGGAGCGCTGGTCGGCAAGCTGCCACGTCCGATCCTGCGTGCGATTCGTCTGCCCGATGTCGAACTGCCGCGCCTGCTCCGCGAGCGCCGCCGCCTGCGTGGACGCGTTCACGTTCGCGATGGTCAGCGAGTTCTGTCCCTGCAATTTCTGCAAGTTGTAGTCGTTCAGCGCGCCGCGGTTCTGGTTGTCCACGTCGCCGTAGCGGGTCGCGTCGAACTGGGCGACCGGGCGCAGGGCGTCGATCGCACCAGATGCCGCCGAGGCGCCGTAGATGCTGCTGTTCGCACCGCCACCACGCGCCGCCGCTGCCGCTTCCGCACTCTGCGCCGCGTTCTGCACCAGCGGATTGTTGCCGCGCAGATAGCTCTGCATCTGGTAGCTCATCAGCGAGTTCGGATCGACGGAGCCGAGTGCGACGCCGTTGCCGTTCTGCGTGATGCCGGAAATCGGCGCGCCGCCCGCAAACTGGGCCATCGGCGGCTGAGGCTGTGCCGGGGTGATTGCTGGCGTGGTGGCGGGCATGGGCGGCCTCAGTTCTGCGTGATGTACAGCGGTTTCGACGTGATGGCTACATGCGTGATCCGTATCGGTACGACCGAGGGCGTGAGCGTGGCGCCGCCGTCCTGCGTCCCGTCAATCAGCAGCTTGAGGCAGAGCCCTTCAGCGTCGAGCGACGTATTCAGCACGCGTCCCGGAACGGGAATATACGCCTTAGCCTCGATCGTTGGCAGCGTCTGTGTGCGAATCTGCACCTTCGGGTCAGACGGTTGCAGAATCGTGTTTCCTCTGTAGTGCGTGTAATCGAAGATTGGACCGTCGAAGTCCGTTTTCGTGTAGTACTTGATCTGCGTGCCGCCGTAGGCGTTCAGAAACAGGGTGATCGAGCCCCAGTTCTGCGCCTGCGACGGGAAGCCGGCCCAAATCGCGTTGAACTCGACCCAGTTCGGGATAAACGGCATGATGTCGTCGCAGTAGCCGCAATCGATGCGCGCGACGTAGGGGAAATACGGGCCGATACTCGTGCCGACGCCGGCAGCGGGAACGATCGTCGCGTTCTGGTTCTCCCAGGTTGCGAAAATCACCTCTTTTCCGTCCGTGCGCGTCGAGTTGTGCAGATGGCGGATCACGCCCGCGTTCGTCGGCAGCGCGTTTGCGCTATCCGGTGCGCCATCCGGTACGCCAGTGGCATTCGGGCGGTACAACTGCTGGATCGTGCAGACCGGCATGTCCCCCGCGTCGAACATGGTGAGCGTGAAGCAATAGCCGTCCTCGAAATACACGCGATACTGGCGCTTGTTGCGCACGCCGACGGCGTACAGCGCGCGCGAAGGGCGGCTACCGATGGAGAGATCGACCTGCAAGCGGCCCTGTAGCCACCCCTGCGCCGCGGCGGACAGGGGCAACGTCTCGAAATCGCCATACGCGGTCGTCGTTCGTACCGTCTCGATGCCGCGGTAGCTGCACCAGACCGCCTCGCCGACGAGGTTCACGAGCGTGTACTCGATGCAGTTGATCGCCGGCGAGATCATCACGGGGATGTAGCCGCCGATGCCGCCCGAGCTGATCGGGCTGTTGCCCTGCAAGCCACGGGTCGCCCGGTCGGTCCACACGCCGAGCGTGGCGCCGTTCACCGTCAGGAGCCCCGTGACGGGCTCGCCGAAGTTGTACACGCCCGACAGCAGCGGTCGGTCAAGGTACGAAAGCGGGTGCTCGAACGCGGTGTACACCACCGATCCAGAGGCGTAGCCGAGGTGCAGGATGCCGAGGTGCGCCGCCACATGGCGCGGGTTGTCCTCCGCTACCGGGCGCCCGCAGCGGATGGGAATATGAAACGTGCCATCGAACATCGAGGCGTGCTCGACGCCGTTGACGATGTACGCCGCGCGCCCGTCCGGTGTATCCCAAAAGTTCGCGTCGATCACCTCATACCGCGACGAGGCGTTATCGAGCGACAGCGACGGCGGGAACGAGACGGGGTAGTCCTCGGCGGTGACGTAGGCCAGCAGGTTTCCGTTCGCGACGTTCGCGCCGGTGCTCGCCGCCGTGCGGATCTCGTTGCCAGCACCGATGCGACGGATTTTCCCCGCGGCGGTGCCGGCGGCCTCGGTGGCGCCGATCACGACCGACAGGACGCCTTCCGCTGTCTGCGCAGCAAACGTGCCCTTGTCGACGCTGTAGTGCAGCACCTTGATCGCCACGTCGGTGACAGTCGTCGCCGATGGATCGCGCACGTACAGGATGCGCGATGGCGGCACGTACGTGACCTGGATCGCGAACGCATCGACGTTCACCGTCTGCGCGCCAGCGCCGAGGAACCGAATCCAGCGCGCCTGGAATCCGAACGTAGGATCGCGGATAACGGCATCAGTGAGCGCCGTCTCGCCCCACTGGTCGTTCGTGCCGCCGTAGGTGTAGTCGACGAGCGCCGCGGTGATCGGCACGCCTTGCGCCTTGTTGACACTACCGACGCCGCCGGGGAACGCCGCCGAGGTGAGACGTACGTCGAAGTCCTTGAACGAGTTCACGAGGCCGGCGGAGACGCGCATGCGCACCTTCACGCCGAGGATGGTCGAACCCTCGGGGATCGCGGAGAAATCGAACCCCGTGCCGCGGATGTAGGCCGTCGTCGCGCCAGCGCCGCGGGTGCATGTCGCAACCGCGCCATCCTGCACGAGGATGTTGTTCGGGTTGACCCACTGCGCCAGTCCAGAGATATCCGTCGCGACGGTCGGGAATACATCCGCCGTCGTGATCGGCGACAGCGCCGTGAGATCGGTCGTGAGGCCGAGGCGCGTGTATTCGTACTGCGAGTACTTCGCCGTACCCACCGCGCCGAATCCGGTGTTCGTCGCCGACGTGCCGACGCACGTATACGGCAGTTCACGCGTGAGGCGCGGGCGCGTCCACGTCGGCGGCGTGAACGTCAGTCGCTTCGGTGGGTTGACGATGTTCTGGCCATACTGCTGACCGAACCAGTAGCTTTTCACGTACTGGTCGTAGGTCGAGTACAGCAGCGCGCGGGTGCTCGCAGGATTCACAGCGGAGGGCGCTGCGCTGCCGAAGCGCGCGATGGCGGCGTTAACTAGCACGCTGCCATCGGCACTGTAGAGGTCGATTCGACTGGTGGCCGCCGGGAATGCCTGACCGATGGGATAGTCATAGACGACGAACGTTCCAGCCGCATTGCCCGCCGTCCAATCACCCGTCAGATTCTCAATCGAGAGGATGATGCCAAGGAAATTACCGCTCGTGGCGTCCTTGAGGACGTTCCCCTCCAGCGGAACGCCAGTGGGAAAACTGCCATTCGTGAACGTAAACATCACGCAGTCATGGATCGCGTACGAAAGGTCGTCGAACCCGAACGCCGCATCCACAGGAGACTCGTTGCGACCCGGAACGACGCCGACGGACGCCGCGTGCGCAGCCTGAATGGCGCGCTTCAAGTTGTCGTAGAGCATGACGCTGATCGTCGAGTCGTTCATCAGCGTGGGACGGGCGACCGTGGCGGTCAGCACGGCGCCTGAGTTCAGTCCGGTGAACGTCGAGCCGAGCGGAAACGAGGTGATGTCGTCCCAGTCAGGGAACGACTGGATCGGGTACGCGAAACACGAGGCGTATGAGGTCGTGATACCGACAATCGGCGCCGATTCGCCGATAAAAATCAGCTGGATCGACGGATGCCCTGCCGCGGCCGCAACGACCTGTTCGCCATACTGGAACGTTCCTGTGAGGTGCGCCAAATCGTGCAGCACGACCACGCCATCCTCGATCTCCGGACCCTGAATGCGCCCGTCGTAGCGGCACCAGCCAAGGCGCGTGACGAGACCGCCTTTCTGGTCCTTCTCCCAGTTGACCATGTTCGCGCACGAGCCCTGCGGCGCGTCGATGGACGCTGAGCGCGTGTCGATGCCCCCCGCCGTGAACTTGACGAGGGTTTCAGGCATAGGAGGTGTCCACGGTGACGACCGGGAGATAGCGCGACTTGAGACGTCCCATGTAGCGATCGATCTCCGCAAGCGCTGACTGGTACTTCGGCGAGTTGTCCATGCGGATTTCACAGACCATGCGCAGAGCGACCCATGAGATCAGCTCGTGGAACTCGGGCGGAAGGATCGGAACGTCGGTATCGAGGGTCAGCACCTGGTTCGTGCGGCGGTAGTCGAAGCGCAGTTGCCAATTGCCGCCGCTCGGTCCGACGTTTGGCGCAGGGTCCATTTCCAGCGTCTTGTCGGGCCACTCGGTCAGGATCGTCGGCTGGAAGTTCTGCGGGCGCGGGCGGCGATCGAACACGCCGCGGAAATCCTGGTACTCGACGAACCGCATCGGGTAGTCAAGAACTTGCGGCGTCTGCGCCGGATCGCACAGGAAATAGTACGGCCCCGGCGAGCATCCCCAAAACGGGATGAACCCATAGTAGTCCGCGATCTGCGCCTGGATCATCGCGAGGGAATAGATGCGAACGCCTTGCGTCAGGTTGAACGTGCCTTCCTTGCGCATGAAGTTCCACGAGACGTGTTCGTTCTGCACCCACTCCCACGCGCGAGGCACCGCGTCAATGATGTCGTAGACGATCTGATCCTGATTCGCCGTGAAAAGAACGGTCGTCGGCAACGTGCCCGCCTGCGCATTGCCCGACTTCGCGAGTCGGTGCGTGTACTGGCACAGTTGCAGGTACGTCATCGACGCCATGGATCACCCCGCTTCGGCAAGAGCGAACGATTCATCGTCCATGATCGAGGAGATTTCCGGGCCGAGCGGCTTGGAGATAGCGATACGGATGTCAACGTCCGTCATGTGCTGGAAATATACGGTGTCGAACTGAACTGGCTGACCAGTAGAGGTCTTGCCGCGCGGCTCGATCAGCATGTTGTGGATCGTCATCAGCGCCGACTTGGAATAGCCGCGGAAGCAGTGCGTGCGAATCGCTTCACGCCGGAAGTAGTCGCTGTAATCGACAGGCAAGTGCTCGGTCCCAGGCACGTCGCCGTGGTCGATTCGCGGAATGGTGACCATCTTGCGCGAAGTGCGCTCGCAGGTCAGGCGGCCTTCCTCGTCGTGATCCCACTTGGTGACCTTCTCAGAGCGGTCGTCGATGAAATCGGTATTCAACAGCGCCTGCCAGTACGGCCACGGCATGTCGACGGGCTCGTCGTACTTGATGGTCCAGAGCACGCCCTCCCATCCGATGCGCTTGGCGCCGGATCGGGTGTGCTCGTCGGGCTTGAGCAGCGTCACGCGGCGCTTACGGCCTTCCCACGGGCCAGTGGGGCGCAAGTTCGGGATGCGGTTGACGCCAACGCGCTGCTTTGGAACGGGATCGCCATGCGAAGGCGGGAGCGTGGTCGCGACCGCGCCACTTTCTTCTTCCGGCTGGTACATCGCAACTAGCGCGATCCGCAGCGCCTCGTCGTCGATCATCGGTGATGCGTGGCCTTTCTTGATCTCGTACGCCTTGTCCATTTCCTCGCGGCTTGCTTCGCTGAACTGCGTCTGCACGAGCGTGGCGAGGTTGAATTTGCGTGACATGGTTCCTCCTGCGAAAAGGCTCCGCGCCCTGGGATGAGCGCGGAGCGAAAACCGACGAGGGTCGGCCTGTGGTGTTACGGAGCCTGCATGAACGCCTGCACGAAGCCGGTGATAACCCGGAGCGTGGTCGAAGTTCCTGCGGTCGCGACGAGCTGCAAATCGTCGTTCACGAGCAGCACGGGACCAGCCTGGATGGTCGCGATTGCAACGTCCAGCGTCGTTGCAGACTGCAACGTCGTGAGCGCCGCACCGTATGCCGTGGCGCTGCCGGTGACGAAACCGAAGTTCGCCGTGACGGAGCCGCCAACGTCGCCTGCGTTCGTGAGCACGACGCGCTGGTGCCGGATGCCTTGGATCTGCGGCGAAGCCGTCTGGCATGCGGTCTGGTACGGAACGAGCTTCATGATGTCGCCGGTCGTGAATCCGACCGGAATAGTCGCCGTGAACCACGCCGTATAGACGATGCCTGCGCGCTCCATCGGGATCGGAATCGGCTCGTATCGCGTCGTGGCGCTGGTGAGAAGCGGCTTGTAATTGGAGCTGTAGTAGGTTGCCATGATGAGCCCTCCTTACGGGTTCAGAGTCGCGCCGACATAGAGCACCCAGCCCCAGTCGTTCGTGATCGGGAGGGCCGCGTCGTACCACGTCGCGACGACATCGGTCCATGCGTTCGACGGGTCATACTTGTCGGCCTTGTCGAGAATCTGCGTGGTCAGGTTGCCGAACCCTTCTTTACCTGAGCCTTCCAGCGAAACGCTCGCCATCGCGCTCTGACCGAGGATCAGGATCGGGAACACGTCCGCAACGCCCGCGGTGTTGATCAGCGTGGTCGAAGCCGCGCCGCCGCCGGGGTAGTACAGGGCATCGGCGGACAGGAACACCGCGATGTCCTTGTAATTGCCGTAGTGCGTGAAGTGCTTCGGCTTTCCAGTCGGCGAGTACGCGACCTGCTGGAAGCCCGGAAGCGCGTCCCAGTCGCACTTCGTTTGCTTGTGCGCGAAGGCGTAGTAACACGCCTGCGTCGGCGACGTGCCTTCCTTGTTCGTGCCGGTCTGGATCTGGTCGAACACGGTCGCCTTGGAGACATCGAGCGAACGAGTCACGACCTGCAAGCGACTGGCCGTGACCGGACCATTCACCGACGTGATGATGCCGACAGATGGCGAGTTGTAGATCTTGTTCGGCAGCGTGACGCCAGCATTCCAGCGCACGCGCTCGCGGTCGAGCGTGACGAGCTTCGCGAGTTCGGTCTTGCACGAGGCGACCACGCCGAACGGGGTCAGGTCATCGACCTGGCGCGTGACCTGATAACGCTCGCTGTAGCGCAGTACCTGCTGCGAAAAGTCCTCGTAGATCGGCGAACGCGCTTCCTTGTTCGTGCCTTCCGGCACCGGCGTCGCGTCGACGGAGGGCGTCAGGTAGCGCCGGCAGCCGAAGAACGCATTCGAGTTCTTCGGCATCTTGAATTCTTCGTACGCGATTTCCAGACACTGCTGCGTCTTGGCGGAATCGAGCACTTCCTTGCGAAGGAAATACTGCGGATTCGCGCTCGCGTTCGGAAAATTCTGACTGTTGTAGTTGGCGATGGACATGGGTTATCTCCCGGCATTAGCACGCATCCACTTCATTGTTTCGACGTGCTGATCTTCTTCCGACAACCCTTGTCGCCATGCAGGCGTCGGGCTGCCACCTGCGCCGGTCGGTGCGACATCGCGAATGGCATCTGCCCTGCGCTGCGCTACCGGATTCGGCGCTGTCGTCTGTTGCCCGCTGCTGCCGTTGACGGCCTCCCAGTCGGTCAGGAACGCGCGATAAGGCATCGCGGCGACCCTCGGCGACGAGTGGCTCATCTGTTTCAGCAGCTCCGCTTTCTCCTCGGGATCGTGTCCATCGAGCCATGCTTCCATGGCGGGATGGAACCCTTTCCACTCGGCGACGGGGTTGCCCTGCTCGTCCTTCCAGCCCGAGAGCACATCCCAACCGGGGGCGATCTCGTCGAGGACCGCGACGTTTTCACGGCGCTGCGTCTCGTGCTGCTGGTGCTGGAACTGCTCGGCAACGCTGCGCAGGCCGTTGACCTGCTCGCGAAGCTGACCCAGTTCCTGGAGTTGCGGGGCGATGCCAGCAAGAATGTCCTCGCGGAGCGCGTTGGCGTATTGCTGAATCGCCGCGGCGTCGTCGGGATACTGCTGAGCGTGTTTCTCCCATGCGTCGAGCTGACGATTGGCGTTGTCGCGCTGCTGGCCGGGCGCCATCGTGGCGACGTCGGCACGCGCTTGCGCGATTCCGGGCTGGGCTTGGTGGCCGGACCCTACTGCGGCCGGTGACTGGCCGGAATTTGCGGGCTGGGACTGGCGTCCGGACCCGGCACTGGCAGCTTGACGCTGCAACGCGAGGAAGTTGTTGTGGGCGTGCGTGAAACGGCCTCGAAAGCTGTCTCGCTCACGGCGCAACTGTTCCTGCGACTTCAACATACCACGAAATTGCTCCTGCACGGCAGGTGGGAGCGCAGAGAATCCGTCGAATGGCTCTTTTTCGGCCGGAGCGGCCTCCTGCGCGCCTTCCTGCCGCGGCGCGAACCTTCCATGCTCGTCGCGCGGACGCTCGTCCTGCGGCGCCTGTGGTGCCTCTGCGGCTGCCGGCGTTGCTTCCGGGGTCGCCTGCGCGCGGGTTTCGGCAATCATCGCCGCATACGCGTCCTCGTCGGACAGGACCGCGGGATTCTCGGGGTTCATGGGGTCTCCGGGTTCGGGTTGGTCAGGAGGCGGATCAGGTCGCCGGCAAGGCTGTGGGTTCCGCGCACGCGGTCGGCCTCGCGGGGGTCGCAGCCGTGGCGCATGCAGGCGTCGCGCGCGGCCTCGCGGCGACTTTCGAGGTAAGCGACCAGCGCGTCCGTGTTGACCACGCCGGCGTCGGCGTTGATCGCGTCACGCAGGACCTGTTCATGGGTTCTCCTGAATTTCTCGGTTTGAGCGTCGCGTTCCTGTTCAGTTATCACGGCTTTCCTCGTCAGTCCCACTTGCTGTGCGGGTCGCCCTTGTGCTGCTCGGCCTGCTGCTGCTGGCCGACCTTCACCTTGGCGTCGAGTACCGCCTTGAAGCGGTCCGTGGCATCGGAAGCCGTCGCCGTCTGGAACTCGGCGTTGACCTTCGTCATGTCGATTTGCGCCTGCGCCTGCGCTTGGACAAGCGCGGTCTTGAACTTCAATTCCTCGATGTAGCGGTCGCCGGCGATCTTCTCGCGAGTAAGCTGCGCTTCTTCCTGCCGCGCCTGCTGGCGGTCCTCGATGTCGGCGAGTGCAATCGCCTTCTTGGCGGCGATCTCCGCCGCCTTGTTCGGATCGCCCTGCTGCGCCTGCTGCTGCATCGCCTGCTGGTTCTGCATCGCCTGCTCGCGGTCGAGGATGATCCCTTCCGGCAGACCGTCGATGTTCCGCGCGAACGCCGTCAGGGTCTTGTAGGCGTCCGTCATGCCAGCGAACTGCGGCTGCGCGCTGTACTGCGTGAACGCGCCCATGTGCTGCAACGCGAGATCCTTGGAAATCAGCTGCGTCGATGCGATGCCACTGTATTTGAACTGGCCTTCGATCGGGTCGTCGGAGTACATGTCGTCCCACCAACCAAGGCGCTCGGCGAACGGCGCGAAGCATTCCTCGTCGGCGTTCGCCGCGATGTCTTTCTGGAACACACTGCCGATGTTCGCGGCGATCACGAACCCGGAGGCGGGGACTTCCTCGCCATTGAAGTTACCCTGTTGCATCTGGTTGAACAGGGTGTCCTGGTCCATCAGCTTGTCGCCGAGTTCGAGCAGTTTCAGGTTCTGCTCGACGTTGGAATCCACCTCGACGGACGCGAAGAAGTTCTCCAGTGGTCCCTCGCCGTTCTCCACGCTGAAAATGTTCAGCCCGCGGACCTTCCAGTTCTCACGGTTCGGGTGCACTTTGCCCTGCGAAACGAGCATCATCGGTGCGACCGAGGCGCCAGCATTCGCCAGCGTCGCCGACATGGAACCGTCCAGCACACGCTGCGCCCCACGTCCGAGGTACGGGTACCCGTAGCCGAAAATCGTGTCGTCCGCCGGCATGATCGTGACGGAGTAGTAATCGACGCGGTAGTCGCGTTCGAGCGGCGTGACCTTCCACTTGATGCAGCGGCCCGCGCACGACCAGATGTGCACCAGCGGCGGTTCGTCGTGGTCCCACACGGTGCCGGTGGCCTTCTCGAACTTCGCCGGGTCCATGACGCGATGTGTTTCGAGCACGACCCACACGTCGTCCAGCGGGTCCAGCGTCTCGCGGTACTGGTTGCGCTTCGTGATAGCGGTACGCAGCGCGCCCTTCACGCCGCACGCGTTCTTGTCGTCCTCTTTCGAGGTCAACAGGTCGTCGATCACATCGCCCATGACGCGCGGGTACGCCTTGAAATCGACCATTTCGCGGCGCGAGAACAGTTTCGCCTCGAACGTGCAGGACGAGCGCGCCAGCGTCGGCGTCATGTCGTACCAGAAAAACCACGGATCGACGTACGACACGCCTGCGCGCGGCGATTCGATCACTTCAAAGTCGCCCCCGCGCGACCGGCGCTTGCGCTCGATCTCCGGGTGCGGCCCCTTGAAGATGCCGACTCCGATGCGCGCCGCGTCCTTCAAGCATTTCTGGAATACGCGCTTGAAGCCGGCTTTCTTCGCCATCGCGAACACGCGAGCTTGCTTCTCGGCTGCGAGTTTGTCGGCGACGGATTGCAGGAGGCCGTCGTCGGGCGCTGCGGGCTGTGCGGGTGCTTGCGGAGGCTGCCCCGGCTGCTGGGGCGCCTGCGGAGCGGGCTGCTGCGCGGCCGCCAGTGCCTCCGCAAAATCCTCCGCCACCGGATCATCCGGCGCTTCGACACGGAACGGCAGGTCGTTCGCCGGCAGCATCAGGTCGCACAGGCGCGCGCCGCACATCAGCGTCCGCGAGCGCGTCGCATGCACCGTGATCGGGCCGTCGTCGCCGCGTTTCGGATCGGCGGCATCGGACGGGTACAGCTTCGATTCCAGAATGCGGTTCTTGCCCCAGAACTGGCGCTCGTCGTCGATCCAGCGGTCTTCGATGCCCTGCTTCGCCTTCACGGCCTTGTCGAAATCGATGTCGATCTCGGCGACCAGCTGATCCAAGCGCTGCTGCTGCTCATGCATCAGGCTCGCGATCACTGACTCAAGCTTGCGCGCGACCTCGAACTGGTCAGGCGGAAGGTGGTCGCCCATGTCAGCCATCGCGGCGAGCTGTTTCTGCAACGGACCGAGCAGCGCGAGATCGAGCGACGTCGGATCGGTCGTATCGATCGCTTCCAGCGCCTCGATACCGAGGCTATCGGCGAGGCCCTGCGGCGCTGGCGGTGGAAACTTGACGACTGCGTTCATCCGAAGAATCCATGGTCGATGGAGGTCGGCGCTTGGCCGGTCGGTTGCCACGCGCGCATCTGGTCGCGCGGATCGGTCCAGTTCAGCGGCTTCTGCTTGGCGTACTTGATGCCTAGCGCGAGATAGCGCGTGCACGCCATGAGGTCGAAGTGATGTTGCTCTGTCGACTCGATGATGCGACCGCGCTCGTCGCGGCTGTAGATGTTGTACTCACCGATCCACATGCGGCACGACTTCATCACGAAGAAACGACCATCCAGCATGCGGTCATAGACCTCCTGCAATCCCTTCGTGATGCCCTTTTCCGCGCGGAAGCACGGATTGCGCAGGTTCTTCACGTACTGCGCATACACGCGGTCTCCGTCGTCGATGTTCGCGCCCGCCGGGTCGATCACGCAGGGAACCCACGCACCGCCGCGCATGATTGCCTCGCAATGCACCGCCAGATGTTCCATGTTCTTGCGGTACTCGCCATACACGTACAGGGCATCGTTCTCCATGTCGTACGCGCCGCGGAGCAAGCCGGTCGGATGGTTGAATCCAGGGTCGACAGCGGCGATGCGAGGCCAGTGCGCAGGCGGGTCGAAGTCAGGAACGACGAACGTGTCGCTGTCGACCGGCCACACCTTGCCCGATCCGAGACGCGGTATGCCCTTCGTGCGCGCGTCGATCTCGTGCGGCAGGTACGAGGCGCGGGTTTCCTTCTTGTACTTCGCGGACAGGTGCTCTTCCGGCACGTCGTCCCACCCGATGAACGTGTACCAGTGCGAGGATTCCTCCGGCGTCGTCGCCTCGCCGTCGGCGAACTCGGGGAGCAGGTGCGCGATCAGCGGCGTCACGCCGTGCAGCGCGGTGAATCCGGTCAGCACGAGGCCGCCGGTGGTCATCGTGCGCGTCACGGCCTCGGTGTAAATGAACGCTTTCGGTTCCTCGTCGAGGATAACCACGTCCACGGTTCCCGACTGGAACCGTTCCGGGTTCATGTCGTACGTCTTGAACTCGATCGTCGAGAGGCCGCCGAACTCCGACCGGATGATCGCGCGTACCGCGCAATCGTCCTTACCCCACGACACGTCCACGATGTCATCGGCTTGGATGAAGCCGCCCAAGCGTTCGCGCGATCCGATCAGGTAGAGTTGCAGAGAGTCGCGAACCAGAGGCCGCGTGACACCGCATGCCCATATGATGACCGGCTTGTGGAATCGGCGACCTTCCCACCAATGCGGGTACTTGCCCGTCGCGTACGCACCGCCTGCGCGCGCCCACCCAAGCGTCTTCCCCACACGATTCGCCCCGAAAATCGTGCACCGCTTGTACTTCGCGGTCGCCGCCATCGCCTCGATGTGCTTCGGGTAAAACTCCCTCGCGAACGGCCCGGAGTCGGCGAAGTACGACCCCACGAGTTCACGCTGTAGGATCGCCGCGAGGGGGGAGAG